AGTTCGTTCGTACTCAGGTTGTTCCTGAAGTGGATGCTTATGCTATCAGTAAATTGTTCAGCATTGCATCTTCAAAGTCTCACCTTGTTGCTGACGGCACTGCTCTTGCAAATAAATCTGCAGGTATTCTTACTGAAGCAATCAATAAGGTTGCAGATGCCTACGGCGAGGATGAGGACCTTATTGCTTTCTGCAATTCGGATTTCTACGCTGACCTAATGAACACCACCGAACTTACCCGCCGTCTTGATATCTCTGATTTCAAGAAGGGTGAGGTTGATACTAAGATTAAGAACCTTAACGGTTGCAAACTTATCAAGGTACAGTCTGCTCGTATGAAGACTGCATATGAGTTCAAGACCGGAGATGGTGATGTATTCGGTTTTGCACCCACTGGCGAAGCAAAGAACATCGGTTGCATTGTTCTTCCTCGCAAGATTGTAAATCGTGTTATGAAGGTGCAAAAGTGCCGTTTCTGGACTCCTGACCAGAATCTTGATATGGATGCATACAAGCTGGACTTCCGCTTTGTATATGATTTCCTTGTTAAGAAGTCTGCACAGGATTGCATCTACGCTTATTCCTATTAAGGTGGTGCTTTGAATGGTTAAAATGACTAACCGTTGGGGTAATGTTCACGTTACTGTTACTGAACGCAGAGCTGAGTATCTTGAAAGCCTTGGCTATAAGCGTGTTGAGGAGTCAAATCAGTGCGGCACCGAAGGTGTAAACCTTGATAAAATGACCAAACCTCAGCTTGAGGCTTATGCCCAGTTAAACGGCATTGACCTTACCGGATGTTCAAACAACACCGAAAGGGTTACCAAAATCAAGGAAGCGTTAAGCACAAAAGAATAATAAACATAAAGGGGGAGCAGTTAATTCTGTTCCCCTTTGTGATACCCTTTGCCGTTAGGCTGACCACCGCTTGTGAGCGGCTGTGAGCCCAGCGGCAAAATAAATTTAAGGAGAGTATTATGAGCGACAAAAACATAACACCCGAAAAGATATGGAAAGAGTTCGAGAACGGTGTCAGCTACAAAGGCGCCCTCGGTGACAAAGGACTGTATGAACAGTCAAGACGTAATGAGCGGTTTTATACCGGTGACCAATGGCGCGGAGCACAGTGCGGCTCTGATAGACCCCTTGTGCGCCACAACGTTATTAAGCGCATCGGTGATTACAAGCAGGCGGTTATAGGCTCCTCGCCTTTGTCCGTCAGTTTTTCTGCCGAAGGTGTGCCCGATATTAAGGCTACAAGAGATAAAAGCGCAGAGATACGCAAGCAGGCACCCGAAATGTTGGCCAACGGCGGTGACCCCTTTGCCAATATAGATAAGATGCAGGAACTCGACTTTATAACAGGTGTGCTGAGCGATTATTGCACCACCACAATGGAGCGCCTAAAGTTCAACAACATCAAGGACAAAGCCCTGCGCAAAGCCTATTTGTCAGGCACCGCTATTGCATATACCTGGTGGGATGAGGATATTAACACCGGCCTTTATGTTGATGAGGCACAGACCAAGAGCATCAAAGGTGATATTCGGTGCGAGATTATCGACGTCGAAAACTTTTATGTCGGCAACCCTAACGAAGAGGATATACAAAGCCAGCCTTATATCATAATCGAACAGCGCCGCAGAGTTGAAGAGGTCAAGCGCGAAATGAAACGATTGAGACGGTCGCAGGCGGATATTGAACTTGTTAAGGCTGATGAGGACACAAACAACCTTGCAGGCGATTACGGTAGCCAGGTGCTTGAGGGTGACAAAAAGTGCACCGTGCTTACCAAGTATTACAAGAAGCATAACGATGACGGCACATACAAGGTTATGGCGGTGCGTGTCTGCAAAGGCGTTATTGTGCGGCCCGAGTGGGACACCAAGCTTGATATATATCCCTTTGCATCTTTCGTATGGGAGCAGAGAAGCAACTGCTTTTACGGTGAAAGCGAGATAACCTGGCTTATTCCTAATCAGATTGCCATTAACCGTATGCTGACAGCAGCTGTGTGGGCGGTAATGATTAACGGTATGCCTATTCTTATAAAAGATACCGACCGCATCCCACAGGATATATCCAACGACCCCGGACAAATCATTGATGCAATAAACCTTAACGGTCAAGGAGTGAGCGGCGCATTGCAATATGTTGTGCCCCCTGCCTTTTATGCACAGTTTGACAATATGGCGCAGAGCATTATAAACAACACCCTCACACAGTCAGGTGCCAATGATGCCGCCCTTGGTAACGTTAACCCAGACAACACCTCTGCAATTATTGCAGTTCGAGAAGCGGCAACGATGCCAATGACAATGTTTAAAAATCGCTTTTATCAGTTTGTCGAGGATATTGCTCGTGTGTGGGCTTCCTTTTGGCTTAATATGTACGGCAAACGTTCCCTTAAGGTGACCGATAAGCAGGGCACCTGGTATATGCCTTTTGACAGTGCAAAGTATAAAAATCTTATGCTCACCGTCAAGGTTGATGTCGGCGCATCTACTCTGTGGAGCGAAGCACAAAGCATTGCCACCCTGGATAATCTCTTTGGCAGACAGGTTATTGATGTGCTGCAGTATCTTGAAAGATTGCCCAAGGGTGTTGTGCCTAATATCAGCGGTCTTATTGAAGAGGTCAGAGCGGCTAACGAAGCTGCCGCGCAGGCAACACAGCAACCGCCTGTTTCTGCCGATGCAGAGACACCGCCCACTACGGCCGCAATGAATCCGCAGAATATCCTTGCAGGCCTATCGCCCCAAGCAAAAGCAAAGTTTGATGAACTATCCCCCGAACAGCAAAAGCAGCTGCTTGACAGCGCAATGAAAAGAGGTGCCGAGATATGATAGCAAAAGAACTGCTTGATACCGCTATAAATATGTTGGGCTACGCCTATGATGATGATTTATACCGCCCTGCACTTACATATATCAATCAGGTGTGCACAGATTTGAGCCTTGCAGGCGGTTTAGAGATTAAAGAGGTCGAGTCCTTAACCGACACATTAACCTTGCCAAAATGGATTTTAAAGGATGTTGCGGTGTACGGTCTGGCAATGTGGATTGCCCTATATCGAGGCGACGGCGAGAAAAACCAATTCTTTGCACAGATGTATATGCAGAAACGGCAAAAAATGACCCACGCAAGCAGCCGCAAGGATGTATTACCCACAACGGAAGGATGATAGCTTATGAAATTCCCAACGATAAATGACCACCCTTTGCGAAAGGTCAGAGTGCCGCATCTTAACGGCGGTGTAAATAAGACCGACCACCCCTCATACATCAACGATAATCAGTTGACCGACTGCAACAATATGTGGTTTGCAGGCGGTCGATTGAGAACACGGCCGGGAATTGAAAGCGCTTGGAATAGCGGTGGCGGTGGTGATTTTCTCACCACATTTGTTCAAGACGGTAATGTCTATCTTTTTAGAAAAGAAGAAATGACAAGTTATTGCAACGGTCAACAAGGTGGTCACAAATATATAGATAGGCACGTCAGAAAAAGACCAGAAGTTGAACTGAAAAGCGTATTAGTTGCCTGTGTAAATGAGCAACAACAAGGGTGCGATGAATCTAAAATACTTATTATAGGTGAATCTGCTGATTACGGGTTGTTTATAGGCAGTTATAAGCCAGGCAATGAAACGATAACTATAACTTCACACGAGCCAACGCCTGAAGACCCGAACAAAGAGGTGGTTTTTCAAACGTGTAATCCGGTGCAAGATAATATGGATATATATAAGCCGACAGTAAAAATCGGTGTTAACCCGTCATCCCCAAATGCAGCACCTAACGGATATATGGTTCAAGGATTCAATCTGTTGGATAGCAGTTACATAATCAAGTGCAACACCGAGGGCGATTGGGCATGGGTTTTGCCTGAGGTAATTACTCCTGAGGGACCTGCTTCTATTGATACTATAAAAATAACATATACAACGAATAATAGTGAATTGCCAGTTCAAGAAACAACGATTTTTGTCGGTGCATATAAAAGA